AATGACTGTTCCTGAAACAGAACCTGTGTTAGCCAAATTTAAAGTGATGACCAAACCATTTATGTTGGTAACAACCGCTCCAAGCGCTATGCCTGTGCCCGATACAATCTGCCCAACAGTAACATTTGTATTTGAGCCAATCGTGATGGTGTATGCGCCAGATGTTCCAGTAGCAGTAGTGCTATTGGTTTGGTAAAGGGCCAATGAATAAACAGCTAAAAAGTCGGGAGGCAAAGCCAAATACTGACTGTACTGTGTAATGTTGCCCGTTACATTCTTACGAAGTGACGGAAATTGGATCGTGTTGTAGATCCGTTGCTCAGCCTGCTCAACAAACGTGGGAATATACGCTATGAACGTGGATTCATAGTTCTGTGTATAGTCCTGAATTGCCTGAGAAAGCTGAGTGTAATTCACGCCATTGGTCCTCTTGCCATCAAACCTTTGGTAGCTGCGCCAGTACCACGAATCTTCACGCCTTCGGTTTCAACGCGATCATCCATCGTAATGGATACGCCCATCAAAGGAACCCAGTTCTTTTTCTTTTGGAACTCAGGATCAGTGAATGCGGCTTCGGGGCCAACAGGCTTGCCGTCCATTGTGTGTGGCTTTGCATACTCAGATGCAGGCCGATTGTTTTTACCTTTAGCCATTTTAGCCACCTCTTTGATTTTTAGCGCGTGCCATATTACGGCCAACTGAGCGCATATCTTTACCGGTTGGACCGCCTTTTTTGAGCTTGGACAAGTTTGTGTGCTTGCCGGGGTGCTCTTGTTTATCATGCATCGAAAAAGCTTTTTTAATCAGCTTCTTGTCTTCTTTAATGTCATCGTGCTTAGCCATGTCTGCTCCTACGTTGTAACTATTGTAACTGTACCCACTTGTACGACCGGAATCAAATTATTTTGAGTTAGCGCTGTGTCAAAACTAGACGCACCGCCAACAGGATTCCATCCCCACTGAAAAACTCTACTACCGCCACCGATACTACCCGTTGCTGTCACACCCGACGCATAGTAAGTTGTATCTGGTCTTGGATCACGCAAACCTTGTGGGTCATCCACAGGGTACATGCCCAGTTGCAACTGAGGCTGATCTGGGTCCCAACAAGTTGGGCATACCAATATACTGTAATTCTTGGTCTTGATGATTTCTTTTCTCAAAACCGTCAGTTTGTACTGAAAACCACAGCGATCACACTCCGAAATCGCATTCTTACCAGAGGCAAACCGGTTACCCATGATTAGTAGCTCCCGCCAATGTACATCCTGCGAGGTACAAACCGCACTGCGGCCTTCTCATGATCTTCACCAGCCGCCAATTCCCAAGCTTCGTCGTACTGCTGTTTCAAAACTGGCAATCTTTCCAAGGCATTGGGGATTTTGAGCGCCATGTAGTAGGACAAACCCGCTACCAAGCACGGAATAAACCTAAATGGAACGTCAGCAATGTTGGTACCCCCACCCATATCCTGCACGCGACGCATTCTCCAGTATACAAACTGGTAAGTTTGGGACGTATCAGGGGTTGGCCACACGGTTATGCTGTTCTTTTGAGACAAAATAATCGCAATTCCAGCGCTGTGTGTGGCGGCTGTGGTGTTTCCTTGACCGCGAGTGCAGTTCAAGAGATATGCTGGGTTACCGTTGGCTGCTGGCTGGAGTTCGTTGTACCCAATCAGCTCGGAATCGAGCTTAATAAAACCAGCATTTGGTAGTCCGTTGAGGGTACTAACGGCAATTGAGGTGTCTGTAGTACCGACTGCTGAATATACCGTGGCAGTAGTGCCTTGATCGTTGGCTGAAAGACGCTGAATCCACACTTGGATAGGGCGCCCTTGGATGAGTTTGTTTGGGATCGTCGCATAGGTTGAAACGCTGATGCGCGTAATCGTTAAGTCGGCCTGATTATTGGCCACGTTTTGCTGAGTTCTAATGACATGCTCAAGCAAATCAACGGTATCGTCAGGCAACGCATACGTTGGCTGTCCGGGAACCAAGGTAATGGCGTCTTGTTCAAACGTCCACATGTTGATGCCACGGTTGGCCCAATCGGCAAAGAGTAAATTCAATGACCGACGGGCCGTCCGCACATCGTATCCCGTACGGGATTCGGAACCACAACGCTCAAAAGCTTCCTCGACTAACTCGGGAAGCTGTAAGTTGAACGCTGCGACGCCGGATGTATTAGCCATTACTCTGCCTTGGTTTCTTCAGCAGGAGTATCAGCAACAACAGCAGGCTCAACAGGTGCAGGAGTCTCAGCAACAGGTGCAGGTTCATCTTGTTTGGCCTCAAAAGACTCAACAAATGCAGCAAACTTTTGCAAAAGTTTATGCTCGTAGCCTTCAACAGAATGGCCAGCGTCGCTCAAGAAGTTAATAAAGTGATGTTTCATTTTGCAGCTTTCATGTTATCAATTAAGTTGGGGTATGGACGCCCTGCCTTTTTGGCCGATGCTTTAGCAGCAGCTTTCTTGGCGGGGCTCAACTTCTTGTGTTTTTTCTTGGGATTTGGTGTGTTCCACACCGCGCCCCCTTTAGCATACACATCCACATCGTTTGGATTATCCTTGCGATGTACGACCTTTTTACCCGGCATTTTTGACGGGTTGATGTCACCCATACCCCGGCTGGCAATCACGTTTTGCCGCCTTTGCACATCACAACATGGCCTTTGGTGTGTCCGCGTTCGCAGCAACCATCAGCGCGCTCGTGAGCACGGTGAGCCATACCACCTTTTTTCATCATGCCACCGGGACGAACCGCTGCGACCATTGGTCTTGCAGGAACGCGGGCAGCCATTGGGGATCTCATCATAGGCATAATGTTCTCCTAGTCGTGTTTTTGATGCTTATGCAAATGCTCAACTTCGTGATGGTGCATTTCATGTCCAGCGGCATGTTTACCGTAGTGGTGTGAGTGATGCACATGACTGCCTTCGTGATGCTCCTTCATGTGATGCACATGGTGTTTGTGCTCATGGGGATGCTCGTGTCCAGCAGGATGAACGTGTTTGTGGTGTTCGTGGTGTTTGCTATGCATGATGATCTCACTTCTTGTGGTGATGAGTCTTGCCGCCGCGCTTCATGCCAGTTGTTGAACCAGCCATTTTAGGCTCCATACCTTTGGTATGTCCGCGCTCTTGAACAGAGTGCTCGCCGAAACGCTTATTGCCGCCTTCTTTGACTTTAGCCATCTTGGCTGTAGTCATACCCTTTTTCTCTTCCACGCCGTGCATACCAGTGACTCCACCAGTAGCCATTTTCTTGACGTGTCCGCCATGCTTCATCGCTTCTTTCAAGTGATGATGTGCCATCTTCATGTGATGTGCGTGTGCTTCATGCTTTTCCATATTTCCACCTTGTTTAAATGCGCGGCCTTTGTCCGCTTTACTGAACTCTTGACCCACGCTTTGTGGGATCCCTGCTTTCTTGGCGAACGCTGGATTGTGGGCCACCGCCTCCATGAAATTGTGTTGCTTCTTGCTTGTACTTGGCATATTAAATTTTTACAACCCAACCTTTGCCAAACACAAACCCTACAGCAATTGCGCCAATCAAAATAAAAATTTTGTTGACAACCGTCTTTCCAATCTTTTTGTAGAACTCATCAGCCATCTCATCAAGGGCAATCTTAGCTGCTTCTTTGGCAATAGCTTTCTCGCGTTCTGTTAATTCAATGTCACTCATGCTTACCTCATCGTGCCTTTTGTATGACCACGAATTGCACAACCATCCGCACAATGCCAAGCACGCAAACTTTTATTGATGCGGCTGTTAGGATCATGCGCTGTTTTGGATGATGTAAGCTTATGCTTCATGCCTTCCATGCGTGCGCAAAATGATTTCTTCCTTGGGCCGCCTTCAGGTTGCGGTGCCTTCAATCCGGGTTTACCCGGATTGGCTTTGTTATAGCTGGCACGACCCTTGGCGTTCAAACCGCCATTCGGATTCTTCCCTTCTTTGCGTTGCCATGCGGGTGACTTAGCCATAGATAGTTGTGACGTAAGAACAGTTGCTAAAAGTGAGCGTCAGACCACCCGCCGCTAAAATCCCTTCTCCAGGCAAAATCAAATTGATTGTGTATGTATCTGAAGCAGAAACTACCATCTTGTATAAAATAGCACCGGACGTAGTATCTGTGTAGACAATACTACCAGCAGTACCATTGCCAAGATACATAAACCCTTTTAGGCGTTGTCTATTGCCAGTAATATTTGCTGGCGATGTTGTGTTATACGATGATAGAACATCATATTGCATTGTCATGATTAATCTCCTTAAAGGTTAAAGATAGGGGCCGAAGCCCCCAGGAAATTAATCGAAGTTACCGTAGGGGTAAGTTGTGCTGTTACCGATATTCATATCGTTTTGGTTGTAACGCAAAGTCACTTCGATTTGACCGGATGTAGGAGTAGTCAAACTTGTATTGGTGATCTTCAAAGTCACAACAACTTGTGAGAACCATGTGGGCTCTAAACCAACATTGGGGTTCTGGAAGTCTTGCAGTGTAGCGCTTGCGTAAGGCAATTGTGTACCAACATATGTAGCAGTTCCACGAGTAGCTGAAGTGATTGCAGCCATCGTAGCGTAAACACCCGTGCTAGTAGCAAAGTTGTTAGAGACGTATGGTTGAATAGAGTTAGCTGTTACGGCACCATCTGTGGGCAATGTACCAACGTCAACGATCACGTCAGTGATGTTGCAGCTATAGGGCACATAGAAAACCACACCACGATAAATCGTGCCGGATGTATCCGCAGTGGGGGCAGATGCTTTGGTTGGGCCAGCATTGCTAAATGAACCGCTTTGTGGCGTATAAATTGTGCCAATGCTATTGGGGATGTTGTTTGAAGCAACAAAAACACCTGATCCACCACCATAGTTAGCAGTGTTAGGGGTTGTGACTGAAAAGTCCAAAAGAGCTGTTTGAACGAGGTCGGTATAACCTACGTTACGTACTTGAGTAAAACGCTGATCGCCCGCCAAAATTGGGCCAGAAAACGTGGAACGAGCCATGATAATTCCTTATGCAAAAGCCTCTTGTTAATCGTTGCATCGTCTGCTGGGCCAGTGGCAACAAGAGAAAAAATCCCAGACACCTGCAATATACACTATTCTTTTTGCGTGTCAAGAAGTTTATTGGACTTTTTGAGATTTTCTTCCTGAGTGATTACGCGTAGGTTCCATGGCACATGGAGGCCACAAACTTCATGAGAAATCAGCGGAATAATATGGTCAACCACATAACGTTCACCCGTCATTGCCGTCAGCTTTTGCGCATGCAAATACAGCTCGCGCATAGCTAACTTCTGTTCTGGCGTAATCCATTTGGGGGTAGCGTCACGATGCCTGCGTTTACGCACACTAGTTAGGGCCTTGTAAAGTTCAGGATTTTCTTGTTTATGTTTATTTCTATATGCCTGCTTTGCTTCATTCGGCCTAGCACTTGCTCGGGCTAGTACGGCTTCTCTATTGCGCTCGTAATAGCGCCGCCCTGCTTCTTTGGATGCTTCTGATTTAGGTTTTTCTTTGCGCTTCTCGTTATCAATCTTCCAGTCTTCTTTTACGCACTCTACGCACGCGCCTTTGGTTTTACGCAATGCAATGTGCCCACGGCTGCAAGCAATACCTGTGAAATAAAATTTTGCGCCTGTTGCTTTGGCTTCTGCACGGTTGTTTGGGTAGTCCATATCGTTCTCCTGTTATACGATACGGGGAATTATACAGCAAATAAAAAGGGCCCGCAAGGGGCCCTTTAGAGGTTAAAACTAATACTAAATTAGTAAGAACCGTACACTCCGAGAGGATCGGAATAGCCAAAGCTATAACGCTCTCTAGACTTGTAGCGAACGTTCCCTGTATCAAAATCTCCGTCCATGGAATTTTGCAATGGAGTACGAACGAACATCTTCAAGCCGTTAGGCACATCAGTGGTCAAGAACCATGCGTTAGGTGCTGTCAAGAAGTGGTTAATTGTGTAACC